GGGATGCATAATCATAAGCATAAGATGTGCGAGCACCATGATGCCCCCATCCAATCCAACTATACGCATAGTCCATATAACGATTGATAGACTTACCAGGAATTTTCATTCGGTCTTCAATCTCTTTCCATTGGACTTCATTTGTTAGATAACGAAGTTGCGTGTGAAGTGATGATGGTGAACCACCAAACTTCCTAGCAAAATCACCCAATCCATAATAACGATTGGCAGATGTCCATTGAATCAGTCCGTAACCGCCACCGCAGTTACGCCAACTGGTTCTGCTACCACCTTCACAAATGTTAGGAATAAAAGTTGATTCCTGACGAATATTGCCCATAATGGTAGCAAGGGCGTTTCTGTCTTTAATACCACGATCCTGGAAGTATGCCAGGGTAGCATTCTCATGTTCATTACACCCTTTACAAATTAACCTTATCTCTTTAGGTTTTTCGGGAGCAACCTCGCGGATTGCTGTCTTTGATGTAGGCTCCTCTTGAACAATTGCGAAAGGTGGTTTTGGGGGACCACTCACAGGGGGAGGAGGAAACACTGAAGGCAGTGATGCCGTTGTGGTTGTAACCGTTGCCAGAAGAGGCAGGGTTACTGTAAAGAAATTTTGCATTTAAATTAATTGAACTCTACATCCGTATAGAAGGGGGGTCCACCTCTTTCTCAAAAGGCACCTTCCACGGCTCTGGGTGTCACGGTCAAAGACTCATAAAAAGAAACCCTGCTCATAACAGGGATTTTACATAATAAGTTAATATTTAGGATTTGTCAAGTATGACAGTTTGTAAAGTGGCACATAAATATATTGTTATGCCTCTACACCAATGGCAAAATCACCAAATAAAGGAAAGAAAGGATCTGCTGGCAGTAAGCAGAATCAAGGTAATGCGACTGCGAAAAAAGCAAAAAACGGCGGCAAAAAAAAGTGAGGTAATATGCCACGAGAGTGGAATACCGATCAAAGAAAAGGTTGGAATGCCCCAATACATCAAATTTTAAAAGCAATAGATAATCACACTCATGAATACTTCAAGAGTGGTAATTTGTGGCATCTACAAAAAGCAGATATGTTGAGACAATATCTGCACGAACTTAAAACTTGGATTCATCAACAAGAAGGTCGTTAAGACAACCAAAGTTTTCCTTCTGCTTTTCTTCTTCTCAAAAGTCCTGCCTCTACCTTACTACCAGGATTACGATACATTTCAAGAGTTGCTGATATTGCTTTCCAATCCTTTTCTTTTAACTTTTTAGAGATTGTATTAAAACCAGGTGCATTGTAAAAGTCAGCACCAAGATTATAGGCAAATGAAAGTAACGCACCTTTTTGGTTATCATTCATTTCATTCCAATAAGGAATTTTGGAAAGTTTAGGAAGAAAACGATTCAACAAATCGTGCTCCAAAAGACGATCAGCATATTCTTGAGTAATAGATCTATCTCTTTTAAATGGAGTATAATCAAAATCTCTTGTGCTTCCCCAACCGATCGTAATTGGAAGTCCTCCAGTATGAGGATCTGGATATGCTTTTAAACGACAACCTTCAAACTCTTTAATTAATTTAATTCCTGCGATAGGAATATTCATGACTTTTTTGCATCAAATATTCTCCCCCATCCATCATTACCTTTAGGACACCAACGTCTAGAAAGATCTGACTTTTTATAAACAACGCCTTTACCGTTGGTTACAGGTCCAGTATATCCGTCATTCAGAGATCCATATGGATCATTCACAACATAGTCTTCACCTCTTTTACCAATTACAACACACATATGCCCACCAGTAGGTGCAGATAAAGAGCCCCTATGAAGAATCCCGATAACAACAGGTCTCCCAGCGGCAAGCTCCCGATCAAGATCAGCAAAAGACAAATTGTAACTAAATCGTGAAGAAATACCATAAGACGCAAGAACTTTTGTCTGTACGGCATGATCAGTTGTATCGCCAACTGCGAATACTTTGCGAACGTATGCATCATCGCCCTTTGATCCTACAAGTGTCCCTGGTTTAAAATACTCAAGGCACATCGCGCAGGCAGATGAGTTACAGGTACGATCAGCATCTCTGTAATTATCTGTCTGTGGATAAAAAGGAACTTGAAGAATTCCCGGAGTTTTTGGTGCTTCTATTTTGGTTCTAAAAATACGCACCCAATTTGCATCATCTTGCATTAAGTCTGATGCTTTTGCAAGAAGATCCTTTTCAAGTTGTTCTACTGCCGCAACGTGTTTTGGATTCTTCTCATCAAAATGCTTAAAGAAGTTATGAAGATCGATTTGCATTTTATTCTCCAATGTATTCTAATGAAAAAATATCATGCTCTGGAATATCAGGATTCAACCATTCACTAAATTCTGATTGAATTGAATGTGCATCTTCAAGATTCTTTTCACTCAAATAATGAATACGATCAATTGCCCAATCATGAGAAGTTCTGAGAGTTTGTTCCAAAGTCACCATAGTATTTAGAGTCTGATGGGTTTTTTCAAGTCTATCATTTTTAGGTATGAAAGGCAAGTCTAAATAAGAAAATAAGGTATGCTTATGAATTGGCAATATAATGGTGAGGTCTTTACTGAAGTTCCCAAAGGAATGGAGGGATTTGTTTACATAATTACGAATCTTACGAACAATAAAAAATACATTGGTAAAAAACATTTTTGGACAAGGCAGAAAGATAGAAAAACTGGACGTAGAAAAACTTTAGAAAGTGATTGGAAAAATTACTTTGGTTCTTGTGATGAATTAAATGAGGACGTTAAGACTTTGGGTAAAGAACACTTTCTTCGTGAAATCCTATATCTTTGTCCTCATAAGAAGTCAATGAGTTATTATGAAACCTATGAACAGTTTAAAAGAAATGTTTTATTAAGTGAAGACTATTATAATACAAATATTGGCGGTACTTTTTATATGAGTGAGTCTGAAAGGATTTATGGTGTGGTCCTTAAGAGCTCAAAGTATTATTAAATATAACTTATCTTCAACGGAGACAAACCTAGTCTAGCAATAAAAAAGCACCCTGTCAAGAGGGTGCTTTGAATTATGTTAGGATTTATCAATCCTTCTTTGGCATTCTAGCGCCAGTTTTATGTCTTTCAACACCTGCAGAATCCCTGTAGGTTTCACTTTCTCTTCTTGGTGTTACATAACCAACTCCAGGAACTGCGCCAGTTTGACCAGCATCTCTAGCAGCATTTCTTGCTGCTGCTCTTTGTGCTGCTCTCTTACGATTTCTATCGTATTTTGCATCTTCATTGATAACTTCTTCGACAATATCACGGATGACTTCTGCATCCATTTCCATCATTACATACAGTGCTTCATCTACGGACTCTACGTGCCCGTTGTCGATGAGATACTCAAGAACTAAATCAAAAGCATCATACTCATAAGACTGATTCAGCATTCTCTCTCTAGCGGTCTGTCTAGGCGCTACAGGAGTTGGTTTAGGGGTTGCAGCAATTGCAGCGGTCTGCTTAACTTCAGGTGCTTTAAATGCTTTTGCACCTGCTTCCTGACCCGCTGCTTGAATTTTAGCAGTGGTGCCAGCAGACTTTGCCGCCTGAAGTGCTTTTTCTGGAGAAGCACCAGATGCTCTTGCTGCCTGTGCTGCTTTTAATTCGGCAGAGGTTGGGGTTCTTCTTTCAAATGAAGTTTTACCCAACATTCCAGTTGCAGGTTTTGCAGGTGCTGCAGGTCTAGTAGGGGCAACTTTAGCAGCAGCAGGTCTTGCAGGGGCAGATGCAGCAGGTCTTGCAGAGGCGGCAGGTCTTGGTGCCGCAGAGGCAGGTCTTGGTGCTGCAGGGGCGCCAGCAGGTTTTGCTTTTAAATTTTGAGCTCCTTGTTTAAAAACTGATTGAAAAGTTGCTCCAGGCTTGAGCAATGCCGCTCTTCCGCCGCCTGCGGCAAATGTTCTTTCCAGTCCAGATTTCGTAGCTTCTGATCCAAGATCTTTTAATTGTTGCTGATTTAATTTAATTTCTTCTAGATATGCCTCATACATCTCTTCCCAAGTATACTCACTCAAGTCATAACCTTCTTCTAAAAGTGAGTTGACCCAGTTTTCAACTTCTTCCCAAATTTGCTCTTCAGTGATTTCTTGTGGAGCATAAATTGCAGCATATGCTTCCATCATACTCTTTGCTTCACTGCCAGTAATTCTAGACATTTCTTCTTTGTAATGCTTTTATAAATTTATTTATAAAAAAAGAGGGTCTTAACGACCCTCAATAAACATCATTACTTTCAGTTTCTTTCCAAATATAGGAATAATCAAAGTCTCCAAATAAAAACTTATCTGATTCTGCTGCTTCTTTATAAGCATTTTTCATTGCTTCGATATCCCATTCTATGTTGGGACTTTCAGTATTCATAGTTTAAACCCAGCAAAAGTATCATTTTTCATATCTTGCTTAATACCACCAATCAAATATTGTTCAATTTCCACTTCTTGAGGTGCATTTTGAAGACTTCTAGAATTTAACCAGTGATCAGTCCATGGAAGTGGATTATTTTTTGCGGAAATATCATAAAGTGGTTTGAGTCCGATTGCTTTCATTCTACGATTGGCAACCCATTCAACATATTGCTGAAGAAGTTTATCATTTAAACCAATCATCGATCCATTTTTAAACAGGTATTCTGCCCAAAGTTTTTCTTGATTGACTGCCTTCTCAAAGGTCTTATAAACCCACTGTTCCTCTTCTTGTGAGATTTTCTTCATATCAGGGTCATCACCCTCTTTCCATTTGTTTAGGATGTTTTGGGTGATGACCAAATGTTGACTTTCATCTCGTGCAATCAGAGAAATTATCTTTGCACTTCCTTCCATAAGTTTGAGCTCGCCAAATGCAAAACTGCAAGCGAAACTGACATAAAAGCGAATACCTTCAAGAATATTAACATTTGCAACTGCTCTGAACAATTTTCTTTTAAGTTCATATCTTGTTTCTTGTGCGGTGGGAACTTGTTCTAACGCATGAATCCAATCATTAGATGTTCCATATTGTTGAGCACAGTTGATAAAATCATTATAAGATTCAGTAACACTTACCGCTCTTTCCATGATGCGGTCGTCTTTAAGAATCGTATCGAAAACTTCAGAGGGATCCGAATAAACATTTTTAATAATGTATGTATAAGATCTGGAATGAATCATTTCCATGAATTCCCAGACCTTCATACACGCTTCTAATTCGGGAAGAGAACAATATGGCGCAAATGCCATACCAGGACCACGACCTTGAACTGAATCAAGCATAATCTGATATTTTAAGTTACTCGTAAAAATATGTTTTTGTTCCGGACGAAGAGTCTGATAATCTCCCCTATCCTTTTGTAAAGAAATTTCTTCAGGTCTCCAAAAGTAACCTAATTGTTGTTGAGTTAATTTATCAAAAACTGGATACTTGTATTGGTCATAACGCTGTAGACCTAATGGTTGTCCAAAAAACATTGGTTGCTTTTTAGTATCTACCTCTTGAGAATTGAAAACGGTCATTGATTCGACCATTGATTTCTCCTCTGAATTTTTCCTGAAATTAAAAACCATACTTCCCTCAATAGATTAACTTTAACTCACACTGTAATATTTAACTGAATTAGATTTTGCAACTTTCACAATCTTCTTCACTATTATCCATAATATCATCAAGAAGCGATTGCAATTCTTGCTTGGAATCTTCAACTACTTCATCGGTCTTAATATCGTAAGTATTCTGATAGTATGAAGTCTTCCAACCATAACGATAAGTGGTCAATAGGTCATTTGCCATTACGCTAACAGGGACTTCATTATCTGGATAATTTTGCGGGTTATAGGACCAGTTTCCACTAATCGCTTGATCGAAGAATTTTTGCATAACAGCAACAATATTGATGTAACCACTATTGCTAGGCATATCCCAAAGAAGTGTATAATTGTTCTTAAGTGTTTGATACTGGGGAACAATTTGCTTAAGGGGACCTTTCTTGGACTTCTTAACGGACAGGTATCCTCTAGGTGGTTCGATTCCGTTGGTTGCGTTTGACACAACGGAACTGCTCTCCGATGGCATCTGTGCGGACAGTGTTGAGTTCCGTACTCCATACTGCTTAACCTGTTCCCGTAGTGACTCCCAATCATACTTAAGTTCGTTAGGTACAATCTCATCTACATCTTTCTTGTAAGTATCTATAGGAAGAATTCCTTGAGCATATTTTGTTCGATGAGAATATTCACAAGGTCCTTTTTCTTTTGCAAGTCTTACGGTTGCCTGAATCAGATAATACTGGAATGCTTCTGTGAGATCGTGGACTAGTTTCCAAGCGCCAGGATCGTCATAATGCTCCCCGTGCTTGGCGAGATAGTGTGCAAGACCGATATAACCAACCCCAAGAGAACGACGTGCTCTGGTGGCGATTTCTGCTGCTCTGACGGGATATCCCTGAAAATCAATAAGTTCGTCAAGACTTCTAACGGTAAGGTCACAGAGACTCTCTAATTCGTCATTTGATTTTAATTTACCAACATTGATGGCAGAAAGAATACAAAGAGCAATTTCACCATCAGGATCATCAATATGCTGAATGGGTTTAGTTGGCAGAGTAATTTCCTGACAGAGATTGCTCATCTCAACTTTATCCATAAAAGATGAGTGAGAGTTGCAATGATCAATATTCATAATGTAAATACGACCTGTTTCGGCACGTTCTTTCAGGAGGTCCAGAAAAAGTTCTTGAGCGCCGATAGTTTTTCTTGGAATAGACTCATCTCGTTCATAACGAAGATATAACTCGTCAAATCCATCAGTGCCAAAAGCATCATACAGACCAGGAACAGCGTGGGGAGAGAAGAGTGAGATTTCTTCGTTGCGGATGAATCGTTCATAGAAGAGTTTGGAGATTTGGATAGAGTAGTCTAACTTACGAACTCGATTATCTTCGGTTCCTTTATTATTTTTTAGTACTAGGATATCTTCTATTTCTTGGTGCCAGATTGGAAAGTGGACAGTAGCACTTCCACCACGAATCCCGTTTTGTGTACAACATCTGACAGTTGCCTCAAACTTTTTGAGGAATGGGACAACACCCGTATG